GGTTTGGGTCGCACCAATAAGCGACTCGCGTAGACGAATTCTTCGTATAACACCGCGCAGCATCACACTCTGATCGTAATCCACCAAATCCAGGCTTACCCTGCCCACCCTTTCGGGTCGGAAGCAGGGGGCGAAGAGATGGAAGGACGACGGAGCATGATCCTACCCGGAGTAGTAACGCCGGTTAAAACCGTATATCTACGTAGCCACTGTCAGGGTGGTTGACACGGCCTGTGGAAGGTCCGCAAGGAGATGCGGATTCCAAAAGGCAATGGGCCACTCACTACGATCGTGTATTGTGGGGAGATGGTTCATGTTGAAAGGCTCTGGCATTTTGATTGCCTGGGAAAGCAGTGCACGCTTCCAGACGCCGGACACTCGACGAAAATAGTTCGAGACAGCAGTCATGACATCCCTAGTCACCTCCTGATAAAGGGAGGAGATTTTGGGGGCACGAAAAAGCGCCTCGACACACGCGAGACCGAGAAGTCTCGATTCGGAGATCACCCCAGCCCGTTTCTCACGGCTCCTAGAATGAACTAGAAAGTCAGAGTGATAAACGGCCTGTGGAATGGTAAAACGAGTCGAGACATACTTCCAAGTTTGCCAAGGTGTATCCTGGGGCCGAGGAGGCAGGCGGAACTGCGACGGGTTGTCGTAGATCTTCCTAGCCAGCCGAAGGTCCTGGTCACGGGGCTGGAAATGGTAAGTAGTCGGTAGTCCGACGCCACCAAGGGCCTCGGGGATGAACCATGGGAGATTGAACGCCTTGAGCGTTGTCTTATTCATGTGGATAAATTGCCCAAGCAGTCGATCCGCCATCCAGGACGGAGCCGATGAGAGAAGCTCACGGGCCCGTGTACCGAAGGTCCGACCATCACTCGCTTCAGAAACGAGACTGGCCGATCCCCCGGAACGCGTCAACCCCAAAAGGAGACCTAGGTTGACATACCGGACCAGTTGGAAGTGACGGAGCCGCCGAGAGACGGTTCCTTCACCCTTCCTGGCCACGAGGTAGCCTTCCCAGCCCTCAGGATGGAAGTTGAAGGTCGTGGAGTTCATATTGAGAAACTCCGGGGAGTAGTAAACCTTCCCGACTGAGGCAGAAAGCCCACAAAAATTGGCTAACTGTTCCCAGACACGACGTCCTTGGGGGGTGGTCTTGAGTATTGCATCATCACCGTTGATGGCCATGGGAGCATCGCGAAGGGTAAAAACCCGTTTGAAAGCGATCTCGAGGGACCAACGCACAATTGCAGCGTTGATCAAGCAAAGAACGGGGAACGACATGATCGAGCCCATGAGCTGTCCTCGCCGTTGCGGTAGGATCTTCCCAGAGTACTCCAAACTGTGACCAGTCAGAGCACGGAGGAAAAGGTTCCGTTCCACTTCGGTAAGGTTGAGCTCGATAGCGAGGGCGTCCACACACACATCAGAGCACCACGACGAAAGTTCGTTTGTGGCGTCCGCATAGTCCACCGACAAGTAAGCAGAACCGGGGGGGAGCTTAGCTCCCATCCGTTCCTGAACATAGTCGGCCGTAATGGGCGTTCCGGTTAAACTGAACGCTGGATGTTGGCGGAGTCGAGAGTGAATCGACTTCTGGAGTGGTTTCAGCAGAGTGTACAGGTAGGGGGGCCCCTTCGTGATAACACGCGTCTTCAGTGCCTCTGGCAAAGCCAGGGGGACCGCAGACGGTGTCTCATCCAGGGCGAGAACCTTTATTCTGTCCATGAGCTGAGTGAACGAATCGCGCAGGCGAGAGTCGTCGACCAACATGAACTGAGATCCTGACTTCCCAGTCACAATGTCTGTACGGATGAGCTCTTCGTCGGTTTTAAGACCGATGAGGAGTTCGGGATGGTCGAGGATAGCACCGACCACTCCCCCCTCGGACCGCGTGTTGATATAGTTCGCGGAGGTCGAGGGGAAAAACGGTGAGGTGCGGTCCGTAACATCGTACAGGTTCAAACCTTCATCCTGTTCCTTTTCTGTAAGCCGAAACACCTCTCGAACGGTGCGGCGTATCTGAGCCGAGAACTCCTCTTGTGTGAGAAGGGAGTTCGGAAGCTGAAACACGTCGCCCCACTCTTGGAGTGAGACCGGCGAAGGGAGAGGAACAGGGGTGGTGAGCTTCGCAAAGGCAGCGGCTTCGGCTTTTTTCAGCTGAGGCCGCTCGGGGCGAGGCATACCCTTCTTTGACATCAAAATCGACAGAGCAAAGGATTCGAACTCAAAAGGTCGCTGGCGACGCAGAACACGTTGAATGTAAGCGTAAGCCCGACCACCCAAGATAACATGGGGGAGATCGAGTCCTCGGTCGAGGAGAATGGAAGGGGGGAGAGGTTGACCCTTGGAGTCGGAGTAGAATGAGGAAATCTTCCACTTCACGAACTTCATGGGATCTCCCACCACGGAAGCACAATAGATCCAATGATCATACGTGCCTCTGAGAGAGAACGCAGTACGGTCGAAACCGTACAAACAAACGATCGTTGTGATAGTGTCAACACAACGACGTACAAAATCCCGCTGCTTGAGAGTAAGCGGGCGGGGAGGAAATATCGCCTCCATCATTTGCGGCAGAGTCAAACTGCAGCGGTTGGGTTTGTAAAACCCAGTGCTCTATATACTTTTTTAATCGAC